TGCTTGTTATCAGAATAGGAATGTTCAAGGCATACATAGTTTCCACAATCCCATGTATATCCTCTCGCTATTACCTTACCTTTTTGCCATGCAAGTACAGAACAGTATTTTTCTTTGTACCAACCAATGTCGATACCATAATGAGAACCTTTTTTGAACTCCTGCGTAATTCCGCCTGCATCCGTCAAAGGCACTATGCCTACATCATTTCCATAAAAAGCCATATATTACCCTCTCTTTCTTTAACTGCTTGTCTCTGTTACATTGCACCCAATGCACAGGACATTCCAATAAAATGTTTTGCCACCGTTCTTCGTTGTTACTTGCTGAGCCCGTATTTTATCTCCGTCACTTACCTGTAAAGCAATAGAAGCATTACAAGCCTGTACTTCAGATGTGGCCGACACAAAACGGTTACCATTTATAGCAACAGTATTCCCGTTCAAATAAATATAACTACGCATTGAGCCTGTGTCGGAGACAGAGTTCGTGTTCATTGAGACCGATACAATAGCAATGCCATCGCCCACAACTTTCCAATATTTATTTTGAGTTACACTATTTGTCCCTGTTGTTGTGGTGTTGTAGGTGTTTACATTCAATAGGTCTGTTGCATTCCTATCGTCGAAAGTTACTAACGGCATATTATCACCTCACTAAACTAAACCTATTGCAAGCCACGCTACAGAACTTCCGCTATAGTAGTTTGAACTTGAGTTTCTCGCAGATACAAAGTAGGAAAATCCTGTGGTGCTTGTACTTACTACTTGAGCAGTTCTAACATCAAGACCTCTTGCTACCCCTTCAATGGTCATAAATACAAGCGGTGCTTGTGTATATGCTTTTGAAAAAGTAACATTCGTATTTGCGGAATTGCTCGCTACTGATGTTCCCCACTGAATTAATACGTTGCCTATCTGTAACTCATTTGAACCCATATCAACTGAATAATTCTGTGTAATGTAGTAGTCTTCTATGTATTCACATATTAGGCTCGTGTAATTCGCTTGTATCGTACCGCCTTGTCCGTTTATACGGATGGTGTCACCAGCAACAACATTTACAACCGCCTGTGCAGATATACAGGCACTATAAGCACCATATTCATATCCAACAGAAATAGAGGTTGAGTTTTTATATATATGAAGGTTTTTATCAGCCTGTGATGATGAACCCATAACATCAGCAATTACAGATACTCTAACAGTTCCATTCTTATTGCAGTTGATGTATGATCCATTAACCGAAAATCCATCACCTCTAATAGTTTGTGTTTTCCACCCAGTAACAAACCCAGCACTCATATTCGATGATGGCTTGCACCATATAAAATTACTTGCTACATCTTCCCCACTGTCACCATCATAGAAAACAAGGTTTTCAGGGTTTCTACTGTAAAGGACTGTTTCACCGTCGGTGTCGTATAAGTTAATGGGAGTGCCTTTTACAAACTTGGCAAGTCCACCACCGCCATTGAAGAGGTCGTCTGTCAGCATTGTTTTAATCTGCTGATTATTCCCGTCAAACAGGTTGATGTTCTGCCCACTCAATAACGTAGTATCAAGTGTGACATTGAACCCTTCACGTGTTGCCATTCTGCCGATTGTTACACCGATCCCGTTACCATCATCAAACAGTGATAAAGGCAGGGTTGCTTTTGTTACTACCTGCGAAACACTTGCACTCATTACCTCGTCACTGATTTCAGCAGTTATAGTGTACTGATTTGTGACTAATATATTTGGCAGTATAGCAATCTGCGTGTATGTGGTTTGTGAGTTAGTCTGTGTAGTGTAGGTGGTTTTTAAAGTGCCATCTACTTTAATAGCTATGTCTGCACCGTTTAATTCAGGGTTACCAATGCTTGTCCAACTCCATTTTGCTCTTACAAGTACATATTCACCTAAAGCATCAATAGTTCCATCACTCTGACAACGTGTGCAGTCAATTTCTACTGTTGGTGCTGAATAGGCAATTGCTGTGACGGTCTGTGAAGCAGTTCCGGTTCTTCCTCGTGAATCTGTTGTATTAGCAGTGACAACCGTTGATAAAGCACTTAATGCCTTTGTCAGATTGAAAGTCACGCTTGCACTTGTAGATGTACTTGACTGTGTTTCACCATTTGCGGTAACACTCCTGGAAACTACTGTTGATCCTGCTGAACCTGTAAAGTTAGTAGGAACAGCCAATGTTGATACACCTACCAGGAATGGGAATCCGCTTGGAACTGCGTTGTTGCCCTCTGATATTGTGCCAATCGTGATAGTAGGCACATAAGAAGCTGGAACTGTGGCGGTTACTGTTGCCAATGTTTCCAAAGGTGTTCCAGAATAATCACTGTTGGTGTAGGTATAGCACCTTAATGTGTATGTGGTGCTTGTCGCATCAGGTAAACTTGAAGTAATATCCGGCAGTGTCCAACTGTAATCATCACTTGCTGTTCCTCTGCCAATTTCTGTGAAGGTTTCACCATCTGTGGAGTAATACAGAATGTGGCTGAAACTTGTACTCTTCTGTGTAACTGCAACTGTCTGTGTAGTTCCCATAACTGCGGAACTCGGTGCAGTTATATCGCTTGCTCTTGGTATCGTTGTCAGCGTGATGTTTTTAGGCATACTACCTAAAACAGCTGTGGCTGGTGATGTTCCGTTTAAGCTCTGGAACTGACAGTAGGTAATTGAAGCAACACCTGTTCCATCTTCATTGTGCGGAACGTTAAATGTCAGTGTGACAACATCAACTTCCGGCTGTGAAGTGGATTTATTGACATATACTGATGGGCTTGTCTGCGTAACTCCATTAATCGTAACTTTTAAGGCATACAAACCATTAGTGATATATGACCATTGGCTATTAGCACGATAAATAGCCATTTTTGCAGTCATAATAGAATAATTTTCTGTCTGGTCTGTACCCGTTTCATTGGCATATAACTTATAAGTCCAAGAACCGCTTGCTACTGAATATGTTGCCATACATTATCCTTTCTTAAAGAAGTTAAGTGAGTTACCATTGTTAGCTGGTTGGATATGCCAATCACCTGTGATGAAAGTAGAAGCATTGAAACCATCTGTGGTTGCGTATGCCTGTAATTGGTTATCAACATAGATTTCCATACCTGTATCAGTAACCAGAACATAGGATCCATCATCATTCTGCTTAATTTTCAAACCGTCAGTAGTGATGGTGACATAGGTTTCCAAAGCGTTAACTCTGGAATCTACTTCCCCCAGCTGCTGATCTACCGTCTGTTGCAATGCTCTTAATACGATTTCAGAAGCGTTCTGCTGAATCTGCGTTGCCTGTGTTTCTATCTGTGAAGTTAAATTATTGTTAACATCCGTTATTCTCTGCTGAACGGTAGCAACAGAACTTTGAATTTCACCAACTTCTCGGTCAATTGTCTGTGTAACAGATACTAACTTTTTACCTTGTGTTATGAGTGAAGATAAGTCACCCTGAGCGGTTGCAATCGTGGATGCAATATTGCTTTTTGGATTCCCAACTTCAATCTTTTCATAGCGCTCTAACAGAACATTCCAAACCGTCTTTATAACCTTAGATGTGAATGTGATTCCTAAAGGTTCATAAATGATATGCACCGTATCACAAAGGTTTATATCTTCATCACCTAAATCAACAAAGGTCAATGAAACATTTGTAGATGGTAAAGTATTTGAAGTATTTGCCAAATATTGCTGTGCAGCTAATATCAGTTCAGCTCCAGATGGTTCAGTGTCAAACTGATCTGACAGATCCAACGGAACTACCCTTTCTGTCTGATAGTCAGTGTGATTGGATGAATAAACAGGATCTTCATAGAAAACAATTGATTCATCATCACTTACCCAATATGGAAGAACACCTGTCACCAGGTCTTCAATGGTCTTTACCTGGTCAAATGCGGTAATGTTCTTTCTGTAGCGTAAAGAAACACCTTTGTCTGTCCCTCTATGCTGAAGGAACTGAATGTTGAAGTTATCCCAAAGAAATTCACCAGCACCACCACCGGCAAAGGTGTCTAACAAGGATCCTTCTGTTCCACCCATGCACGCTCTAAGGGATTTAGGAATGCTTTGATTATATGTTGATATTTCATTGGTAAAATCACTTGTTATGGTGAAATTATTTGTTACCAACTCATTATTTTCTAAACCCTGTAGCGTTTCTGTGATGCCTTGAGCAATGAAAGGTGCGACAGGCACATAAGACGCTCTATAAGAAATATGAACAGCGTGTACCGTTACTTTCTGCTCTATCGGTTTACTAACCTTGTCAATCTCAAAAGCCTGTCTGGCACCGTTTTTGTAAGGCACAACAACAACTATATTTCCTTCAGTAATTGAGCTGAAATTCGGTGATGTTGTTGGCACTATCATTTCCAGCTCGTAAGCACCGTTTCTTTCTTCTGATACGGTACATTCCAGGCAATCAGTGATATACCCCATTCCATTGGTATCAAAAGATGTTGCTGATGCGCTGAAAAGAACCGGGATCATATGGTGAACCACCTTCCAGATATTTCAACTCTTGTAACACCTGTTAAATCAACAATGTTTTCACCTGGATAAAGGGATACTTCACCAAATTCAACATTGTTATTGCAGTTAACAGATCCTTTGAATGCCTGGAGTGTATCAAAGTCAATATCCACATATTCATCAACGGTGTTAACTGTGATA